AGTCAGGAACTCACCCGCACGCCCCAAGCTAGTAGCGCTGATTTTACCTGAACCAACCATTTGAAATTAACTACACATCTTTTCACGAATTTCGTTGTGCAGCACAATCTGCCGAAGCACATCTGGATTTGTCACATCAACCACAGATTGATCCTCAAACGTAATGAAACGCGACAGATCGCAGTATGTGTCACCCGCCATTGTCGCTCCGCACCCACTTAGAAGCACGAGCGGCAATATCATCATCGTCAACAGTTTGAATTTCATCTTGCACGGCCTTTGCTTTGAGCAGCTTGTCCAGCCGATCATCTTTCATCTTATATTCAAGATCATCACGCCCGTCAGCGCGGCCCCGATAATATACGCCCAGAAACGCAGCGATAAAGACCGCTGCGCCAGTGGCGTATAGCTTCAGCCGCGCCAAAGCGAACATCAGGTCGCTTCTCCCCACGCAACGCACTTAGCGCCCTGCACGATCATGTGTGGGTAAGCCTCTTCAAACATAATCCAGCCGATCTGCAGGCTGTCGTTGCATTCCTTTAAGCTCTTCACGGCTGGGCCAGCCGTGCCGATGCAGTGGCCGTCAAGGGAGCAAGCAAGTAGGATCGCAGTGAACATGGTTTTACCTCCAGCCAGCAGCCCAAGCCTTGAGCCGCTCCTTCAGGATATACATTGCCAGCAGTGCTATAACAACGCAGCCAGCCATCGCAATGATTTGAGCAGTTCCGTTTAGCGTTTGAAACGCTGCTACAGCGCCGCCTACCGCCGATGCACCCTGCACCACCGAAGCCTGCACGGTCTTGCTCTGTTTGGCGCTCTGGCGATCCTGTGAGGCAACCAGTGGGCGAACCTCTTTCTTGCCGCCCTTGGACAGCCAGTTGCGCACGTTACAGCAGGGGCAGGCCTTGGATGAATACTCATTGTGGCCACTGATCTTGTGGATCGAAGGGTGATCTTTCTGGAGGTCGGCAATCAGCTTCCGCAGTGCAGCATCTTGCTCTTCTGTAAAGTTGCCTTCAAACATATCTGAGGCAGAGCCGCCGTGACCACCGAACAAAGAGATGCCGATCGTGCCTGTGTTGTGCCCCTTAACGTGAGCGCCAGTGCGCTCCAATGGGCGACCAGAAACAACAGTGCCATCACGGTCGATCAAGTAGTGATAGCCGATGTCGCTCCACCCCCTAGCCAAGTGCCACTTCGTGACCTCTTTGACCTTTGCTTGTGCGCTTTTACTGGCCCACCAATCAGGTCGTGTGGCAGTGCAGTGAACAATAATCTCGTTGAGTGGTCTCATGGCCACCTCCTATTTCGAAAACGCATCATTAAGCAGGATGATCTCAAGTCGCTGCACTTGAAGCTGAAGCTCGTTTGTCGTTTTGATATTCCAGCTCAGCAGAGCCACAATAACACTGACGAGCGATGCGGTGATCACCTTATTGTCCATCACTTTCTCAACGCCTCTTCTATGCCATCCAGCTTCTCGAACACCCGCGCAAAGTTTGATCTGACCTCTTTGAACTCACGATCATGCGCAGCTTTGGTTGCTTCGACCTGTGTCTTTAGCACCTCTATCTCGGTGTGGTGGCTGTTGATCTTGGTGTAGATCATCCAGACAAACGCGCAGACGGGGACAACAATATATTTCAGAAAGAGGTCTAGAGTTTCCATGCTGTTGTCCTAATAGCGAAATTGTTGACACAATATAACACGGGCCGACATGGTTTTGAACCCGCGCCGACCCGCCGTTACTTACTCCGACACCTCATCCAGCGATCCTTCAGTTTGCGCAGCTACATGAGCCTCATATGCTGAGATGACCTCTGGTGTGTGCAACAGCGCCACCAAGTCCTGAACCTCTTGTGGCTCACCTGTCACGTCGTCTGACGGTGCAATGACGTGGCGGTGGAAGTTACGACTGATCTCAACTCCATCACGTTCAATGATTGTGGCGTGACGACATTGGATGTGTTTGAAGTCACCGACGATTTCATACTTGTCGATGATAGTGCGTTCTGTAAGTGCCATGATGGCCTCCTTGTGTTTATCGTGGCGTTGTTGCCACCTGACTACCCTGTGATCCAACAGGGGTGTAAGTTAGTTTGACAGGTAATCCATGCTGAAGGAAATATCGCCATCGGATGAGAACTCTGTAGCTTGTAAGGTTGTGTTCCCTAATGTGGTGTCCCAAAGTAAGAGAAGGACGTGGCTCACATTGTTCCGAAGATCCCCACACACGGTAGTCCCAGACGTGAGGTTTAGAGCGGTTGCTCGTCCAACGGTCATAGCACCAAAGTTATTTACTAGAGTTTTAGAACTAAACGGAAGTCCTGTCAGGCGTATAGCACCACTTACAGCACCAAGAGAAGACAGGCGTATGCGTCCTTGAACGTGGACATGGTCCCCTGTTTTAGTGTAAGTCCCAACTGCCGTTAACGCTGTTGCATTGTTAGTCCCATCTGAAATTACAGGCGTCCAAGTTCCCTCCTCGTAATCATCCAGCGTCTTGGCTGCTGAATAAACACCAGTAGCAGTGCCGAGGGTAATACCAGCAGGAATAATAGCATAACCGTTTTGGTCAATCCGCACACGTTCTTCGCCAGACGTCCCGAAAGAAAGATGCCCCAGTTGTACGTTACCTGCACCACCGTTGTTACTGGTGAGCAGCGGCTTAATGTAAGCCATTTCTTCATCTTCCCCGAAGCGGCCAGCGCCAAAGAATGCGATTTTATTACCCGCAAGGGAGGTGTTATTATTTGCAACAATAGCGATAGCAGTATTGCCAGTACCGTTTTGCAGCAGCGCATTACCTCCTGATACGTGCAACATTTTGTCTGGCGAACTCGTGCCAATCCCTACGTCACCGCTGCCGGTGATGCGCACAACCTCTGTTGCCCCTGCCGTGCCGCTTGTGTTTGAGGTAGCACCTGTCATCCACCGATAGTAGCCGCCAGTGGGCATTGTCTGTGTCAGACTTGTTTCCGTACCTAAGACTGCATTACCGTTAAGCACAAGGTCAGACGCCGATGCTGCGTTGTGAGAATTAATCTCCAAACCCCAACCTGTGTTAGATTCACCACTAACGTATAGTGCTGGCTCACCAGAGGGTCCAGTAACGTCAACTTGCGTAAATGAACCAGCCGCAGGGGTTGTTGCCCCGATGACAGTGCTGTTAAGGCCAGTGGACGTTAGCAATGCCCTCTGTACACCAGAAGTGGTCATGCCAATTTGGTTTGCAGCGGGACGAAAGAAGCCCGTGTCCTGATCCTGCAAGAATGTGATGCCTGCGGATGCAGCAGTACCATCGTCGAACTTACCTTCACCAGCTTCATCAACTACACCCTGAAAGTCAGAGATTAGTGTGGATACCTGTGAGGCCAAGGTGGCTACAAGAGACTGTGTAGGGACAATCTTGTAGTCCTGTCCTGTCTGTGTTGCACCAAGGTATGGGTCTGCGAGGGTCAGTGCAGTCGCAGATACGACAGCTTGAATCTCGTAAATTCGACCATCAGGTCCATAGAAGCCTTCCCCGACTTGCACCCCAGCAACGAAGTTTGTGCCAGCCCCTGTGACTGTAGTTGATCCGTTTGTGACACTAACTGTGCCTGTGTCATACCATGCCATTATGCAGGTTCTCCTTAATTGTGATTTCCATTTATGTTACCTGATAAACCTTCCAATAGACGTTGATTGGGCCATTCATCTGGATTAGGGATGTCTTAATCTCAATATCCATTAACACCCTTTGGTCTGTGCCGCTAGACCAGTCGGGGGTGACAAGCGTTGCTGGGTCTCTCGTCCAAGTATGTTGCAAGCCATCCGCAGCATCCCAAACGGTTGATCCAAACCAGCGGAAAGCGTTGTAAACATCTGCTTTGGCTCTCCACAATGAACCTGACTCAACCGAGCTTGCGCTAGTTGGGACTACCCTTGCAACTGCGATAAGAGCAACACGTTGATTAGCCCAAACGTCATCAGTGCCGATCCTGATACCTGTGTTGACGAAGTCAATGTTCACGGTGCCGCCTCTAGAAACTGACCCTGTGTAGGAAAATTGACCGCTATTCAGAACCAGAGGTCTTGAAATAACAACGTCATTAAACTCAGCAGCCCCAGTTTTACGTATGCTCCAGCCTGTTGAGCCGGAGACAAAGTTTGATGACTCTATGGTGCCACCAATCTTAGCGTTGGTAATAGAACCATTAACAATAGCAGCGTTATCAATGTAAGCATCTTTTATGTAAGTGCCAGCAGGATAAACAATACCATCAAATGTCCTTGGAGATGTAAAGATGGTGAACGGGTTATCGCCACCTGCCCCTGTAGAGTTAAAGACAGCAAACTGGTCAGCCCTTACGTTGAACGCAGAGCCACCGACACCAGACAAAAGTTGATAACCTGTGATCGACCCGTTGTTGTCAATCTGAACGCCGTATTTAGCCTCAATGCCGTTAATGGAGGTTGCTGCTTCGGTAATAGAGGTAGTGTTGTCCCCGACAGTGGTGGACAAGGTGGTGATTGAGCTGGCCTGAGTAGTAATAGTCCCTTCAGCACTATCAACTCTAGTTGTTAAGCCAGAGACAGCGGTGGCAGTGCCAGCGATATCCGCATCCAAGCCAATTACAGTTGCTTCTAGCTTCGTGATGTCTGACGCCAAAGCACTATCAGCATCTGCTCTTGCGACTTGCTCTGATAGCAAGAGAGACTTGTTTGCCCCAATTTCTGCTGAAAGCACCAGTTCAGCGGACGCTCTAGCTTCTCTCTCGTCGTTTACGTCTGCTGTCAACGACAACCTTGCGTAGGCTGAGTCCTGAAGGAGATACTCTCGGTCTTTATATCGACCAAGAACCTCTTGAAGGGTAAGCTCAGAAAGATCATACTGCCTTTCGCTAATTGAACGAACGTCCTGCACAGTAAGTGCGATTGAAGGTGCATCAATAGAGCTCAGTGTGATCTCTGCTGAACCCAGACGTGTCTCAACGTCATCCATTTCCGTCTGGGATGCTTTAAGGGTGATTTCTCCCTCACTGATAGTGATACGACCCTCAAGAGCCTCAACACCAAGGACACCATCGTTGACGTTGTAATAGCTGCCTGTGCTGGCGAGGGTGATAGAACCCTCTACAGAGTCTAGATCAATCTCAACGACACTCACACGAGCTTCTAAACCTTCTAATTCAGCAAGGCTTGCCTCTGGCAGAGTAGCAGCGGCAATAGCACTGTTGACGTAAGACGTTGTTGCTTTAAGGGACAGTTCCCCCTCAACAGCATCAAGGTCAATCTTTACCTCATTAACCTGACCCTCTACAGCAGACAGGCCTTGAATAACCACACTGCCTGTAGCGGGATCAACAGTAATGCCAGCGTCATTGACACGACCCTCAAAGGAGGAGGCGTTAAGTGCTAATGTTAGTGCATCAGTTGCAAGCTGGTCCGTAGCTGCTTCTAGCTGCTGCTGGTAGTCAACTGTGATGCTGTAGTCAACCACTAGCGCACGTTCAGATAGGTCTGTGCTTATGTCATCAAACAGTGTGGTCACATCGCCAGCGAAGTTGTCGTAACCAATTACAGCAGGTCCAATGTCCCCAGCAGTAACTTGGCTCGTTGTGGCAAACTCTGGGCCTACAAATCCAGACTTATTCCCAGAGAAGTCTACAGCCCTGATCCAGTAGTAGCGTGTGACCAATGGGGACAGATTACCTCTGTTGAAGGTGTCTCCGAACGCTTTAGCAATCTGAGTTGCATTGGCGATATTACTGTCAGCAGACTCCCAGACTTCCACAAAGTTAAGATCAGGGTCTGCTGGGTTCACCCATGACAAATCAATAAAGCCAAGAGTACCCACAGCCGAAAGGGACGTGGGTAAGGATGGGGCTGTAGTATCACCACCACCTGTGAATAAGACACTGCTGAATGAACCACGGAAACCTGAAATAGTAACAGCACGAACACGGATAGCGTACTCAACACCATCAATCAGGGGGGATAGCTCAATAGTTGGCTCTGACGTAACAGTGCTGGAGTAGCTACTGTCCACAACAGCTTTCCACTCAACCTCGTAGTAGCTAACGTATGCGTTTTGTGCAGGTGTCCACGACACAATAGCACTGTTGATAAACGTACCATCACCCTGCAACCTACCACCACCTGAAGCTGTAAGCCCCAGAATGTCAGTTCCAGCATTGTAAACTGGAAGCGTAGTGTTGTTGGATATGATTGCAGTCTCTTCTGCATTCCAATCAAAAGCTGCTGCTGATGTCTCGCGCAAAGTCAGATTGACCCGAAGATCGCCAGCCTCCTGATTGGAGGCAAAGCGCCAGCCGACGACCTCAAACTCTTTGCCGTCAAATCCATAACGATCATTATCAAACTCAATGATGTCGCCGACCTCAACGCTGAACGCTTCTAGTCCGAAGTCGGCATTGATTGTCATTTGCTCACGCGCTCTGAACAGTGTCAGCTTGGCAAGTCGCTGCGCACTGGCGGCAGATGTCGTAAACGGCAGGGGTAGGTCCAATGCGACCTCTTCTCCGCCATCTTCCCCCCTGAACGCTTGGCTAACAATCTCAGGATAGTCAGCAGTGATGTATCCCTGCGCAGCATCGTTGAATGTGCCACGCACAGCGTTGAAGTTATCACGCATGGAAATGCGCGTTTCAAGATTGATCGGACCACGCAGGTCATCAAGCGTCAGCGTCTTAACTGGCGCGCTGTAAACGCCAACCTTCAACTTCCAGTAGCCTGATCCCCAGAAAAGCGTGCCAGCGCATGATGTCACCATGTCGCCAAGCACAGAGCCAGTTGATCTGGCCGCGCTTACAATGCCGTTCATGGTATATCGAGGTTCAGTGCCGCCACCTTCAAGTGAGACAGACTCATCAGATTCGTTTGCTGCGGCAGCAAAATATACGTCATCAATCGCAGTGTCGTTCAAACCGTAAACACTGGAGATGTAGTCTCGAATGCAAAGCGCCGAGTTGTTGGTGTAAGAGGTTGAATTTGTACGCGGATCGTAGACCTTCTTGCCTCTGATCTTTACAGTGACAAGCGGCAAGCCATTGGCGAACACGTCCTGATTGTATTCATAACGAACGTAAAGATATGCAATGCCATTGCCGACGAAGCTGCTGTCTGCCGATGTTTCTGAGACTAGATCGCTGTCGGCTGCCACTTGATCGCCAAGATGCTTTCTGATCCTAATTTTATCGTCCCAATCAACCTCAGCTTCGCCAGTGCCTGCCGTGCTAACTAGACCAGTGCTTTCGTTCCATGTCGCAATCTGATCGTTGATGTAAATCTCATCAATGGCCTCAATTTCATGCGCGGCGAGGACAATTACTTGATGCAGGTATTTGTTTTTCTCGCCCGTGCTTTCATAGAAGGTAATGACCCCACCCTTGCGAACCTCGCCATACACAAATTCAGCAGGAGCAGCAGCATCACGCGCATTGATCAATGTGCCTTGCGAACCAAAGGACGAAAAGTCTGGCTTTGGGGCGAGTGCGGACATTGCCCAAGAAGTTACGGCGGAAATTGCGAGGTATCCCACAATTGCACCAAAAGTTGTACCAAGAATTGCAGTGCCAGCAAGCGCGGCACCACTAGAGCCTAATGCGCCAAGGATTAACCCACCTACTGTTGCAGGATCGCGCGGAACTCGGTCCCAATCATTCCAGTTCGTGACAGTCAGGTCGCCCAGCTTATACTTCATCTTTTCACCCACGCCCCGTTAATGTCATCTATTGATAGATATACCACACCATCCTTGTCCAAGAAAGCAGCCTTGGTTCCAGTGCAGATGCCCATTGCCACACCAGTTACCCAGCGGCGAGCCTTATCCGTTGTCACAAGCGCACCCATCGGCGGCACGCCATCAACCCGATCCAATCTTTCATCAACAGCCTTCAAGAAGTTTGAATGCCCAAACTCTGACTTCAACTCGCGCCTGCGCAATATCCGATCACCATCCATGTATCGGCCCAGCCAATCATCCGCCCAACCATTGCCGTGCATGGCTCTGAATGCGTCATTGGTGAACGTCAGGCAATCGTGAGCACCCCAAGTAAAAGGTTTGCGCCTGACTGCCTTCAAATATGCGTTTAGGCTCTCTCGCGGCCCCATATGATGTCCTTGTCTTGCAAGTCTGCGACAAACGAAAAGAAGGTGTCGCCATCGTGTCGAGATTGATGATTTGCATCTGTATAACGCCAATTCGCAGCGCTACCTAGTCTGACCAGCTTGCTTTCGACTGACAGCGTGATCGTGCTGGCGTCTCCGCTATCTTCAATAGTCATGGTGTTCATCAAGCCACTGAACACCTCGATTGGCACGGTGGTATCAGTTGTGCCGAAGTATACCTTGCAGGATCGGCGCTGATACGGCTCTTGCAATGCAAGCGACACCAGAGATGCAGGCACACCAGAAAGCTGCAATGTGATGCTCTTTGCCGACAGGTCGTTGACCTCCTCCAACCCGCTGATGTTCAGCAGGTTGCCAGTGCCAAGGTAGGTATCCACACCAATCGTGCGCTCTCCGTAGCCCGTCCAGAAGCGAACTGGAGCAGAGTCAAAGTTCATTTCTACCGCATAAAATGGGCGAACTTCTGGCTGACTGAGTGCCGTCAGAAGTGCGGCTGGAACTGTGCGGCTCATAATGCCTCCATCGCGCTAAAGCTGATCCCGTAGATTGCAGCGTTATTCACGCTCCAAGACTGCTCATTGGATGACAGCCTGAACACGCCCTGTGCGGCCTCTACAGTGACAGGAGCGTTATTTGCTATACTGGTGCGCACGTTGGGCCACACATCCACCGCAGCTCCCCCTATGCCGCCTGTGTCGGTATTTGTAAGCACTTTAAACAACTGGCGAGACGTGCCGCTGCCGATCTGCATGAAGTCACCCGCTTTTAAGTAATCAGTCCGATTGATCGGTGCGCTGTCAATGCTGATCGTGTTGCCAGATGTGGCTGCGCCGTTGACCAGTATAGTGTCCGCATTCCGCGCCGACCCCATTGGGATAAGTGCCAGCGGATCGCCAAGGTAAAACGTGCCAAGCTGACCCTTGAGGGAAACCAGCCAAGCGACCCACTGCTCGGCATCTGATCGCCTCATCGGCGGCAAGGTCACATCAGCCTGCCACATCTTGCCTGCATATTCATGCGCCTGCCCAGCAAACGTAAACGGGCTGCGCGAGTAAGCCACCGCATTAATGGTGCGAAAATCAATTTGCGCGATGCCCGTGTGGGTCGGCAATGCCAGAGGATAGTTTATAGCCATTATGCAAAAGACCTTCCGTAAGAGCCGCCACGCAGCTTGGCATCGGCAACAGCGGCCTTTGTAGCTTCAACCATCTTCGGCAACATTGAATTGACCTCGGCTCTGCTGACACCGTTGCCAAATGTGTTGTTCTGGATGACTGTGACGCCATCGCCGCCGCCGCTTGCCATGTTGTTTGTTTGCGCCGCGCTTAAAATGCGACCATTCTGTGATGGCACGAACAATTCCCGTCCATGCTCGCCCGTCATATACTGCTGACCCGCCTGCACAGAGCCGCCAGAAGCCATTGGGCGAAGTTGTGGGCGGAGGCTGGTTGCTGGCGCTGCTGAACCTATACCACCAATGAACCCAGAGATAGCACCGACAAGCTTCTGCACAACAAGCACGCGATACAACTCCTTGATGATCTGCGCAGCCATAGACTTGAAGGCGTCCTCGGCAGATGCAGTGCCGTCAATCATGCTCATAAAGGCATCTTCCATGCTGCCCTCAACGGTACTCATGATGGTACTTATCTGGTCAGCGTTGGCCCCCAATGCTTGAAGCGCTGGAGATGTCTGGGCTAGATTATCAAGCAGTCCTTGCGTTTCTGCTTTAAGTTTAGAGGCAGAGCCAGACAGTCGGTCTGAAGCCTCAATCGGTACGGCAACACTTTCGCCAAAAGAAACCATGCCACCCTTGGATTTTGCCAGCGCATCTTCAAGACTTTTAATGTTTTCTACTGTTCTGTTGAATTGATCTGTCAATGCTTGATCAGATTCAAGCATCCGAGCCTGCTCAGCACGCAACTCAACAAGGCGTGTCTCCACATCTGCATAAGCTTGAATTTTAGACGCACTGACCAAAGTGTCTGGAGAGGCAGAAATAGATCGTGCCGCATCCTGCGCATCAGAAATCGCGCTTACAACTCCAGCGTAAGCGTTTGAACCCAGAGCGATTGCTTTTTGTTCAGCCAAAGCCGCTTGAGCGTTCTCATGTCGCGATCTGGCTTCCTCAAGTTTTTTCTTTGCGGCCTCGACTGAGACAGCAGTAGACCTTCCAAGTGCAATATCAAGTTGCTGTGATTGCGTGATCTCATCGGCCATCGCTCTGACTACATTGTCAGTTGCAATCTCAAGATCGGTGGTAGGGTTTACAAATTCCTGCACCGCCTCAATGGCCGCAACAATGTTTGTCACAAATTGAGCAACAGCAGTTGCAGCCCCGACAAGGATTGGTGCAAGGTCAACAAGAACTTGGGACAAGTTAGCGCTTATGACCTTTGCCATAAGAGCAAGTTCCCCCTTTGCTTCAGCGGCGTTTGCGATCAAGTCCTCGTCCAACACAAATCCAAGCTGATCAGCTTTTTGTCTCATTTCGTCTATTGCAGCGCCGTTGTTCTTAAATGCAGCGACAAGTGCCGTACTGTCGCTGGCAATCCCCTCCATGTAGAACGTCATTTCAGACTGAGAAACATTTGCTTTTTCCAGAGCAGAGACATAAGCGCCAAGCTTCTGGTCTGAAGAAAGATCAGCAAAAGCATCAGCCGTCAGCCCAACTTTAGGCGCAATATACTCAAAGAAATCTTTAAGCGGCCCAGAGCCAGCTTCCGTAAAGTCACCAAACTTGTCGTTCACATCCTTCAGAATGTCGGCCAGTTTCTCTTGGCTGATCCCAAACTGCGCAGATGTAGCTGCTAAGATTTGAAACTCATCCGTCGCCACGCCAGACAGCCTTGAAAGGTTTCCTATCTCCGTCGCCATATTTAGAGCGCCGTTGATTGCTTGAACAGAGAAAGCCGCTGCCAGTATCGGCGCAACCCGCTTTGCCGCAGCCCCCAACATTTCAAACGACTTTGAAGACTTGGACAGATTAGCCTGCGATTTCTTGGCAAATTGCTCAACGCGCTTTTGACTGCGATCCATCGCCTTCGTGAACTCTTTGTCACGGGCGGAGAGAATAATGTTTAATTGTTCTGCACTAATTGCCATCTATTCGCTCCACAAGATCACGATATTGCTCCGCCGTCATGGCTTCAGAACCTGACTTCTTTGGTGAGTGTGCATCATTCCACCCCCCGAACACAAGCCAAGCGTCCTTCGGGATCATATCACGGATTTCATCAGGACGTAAGCTTATGACAATTCCGTTGGCTATCATGCCGCGAACATTTAATCGCTTTGGGGCTGGCTCACTGGCTTTTTTTTTATATCTGCCTCTTCTATTGCATCAGGCATGAATGCAACGCCCAGAGCGGCTTGAGCAATTTGGAAAAGCCGCATCAAGTCAGCAGGCGAACACTTGGCAATAACTTCGTCTGCTTCGTGGTCTTTCATGCCGCCGCCAACCAAAGCCAGAGCCAGCAAGTCGCGCACTTCTTGGCTTGAAGGCTTTTGACCACGGCCAAAGAAACCATCCCAAACTTCAAAGATGCCTCGGTGCTTGTCCTCAAAGCGCTCAATCTCACGATTGCGCAGCAAAAACGTGTAAGAGGTGTCGCCGATATACTCGACGACACCTCCACGCGGCGCTTCAGCAGTTATGCTCACTTATGCCGCCGTAAAGGTGACAGCACCATTGCTTTCAAGTGAAAGCGAGTATGTCACGCCGCCTTCAGTCTCGCCGCCAAACTCAAGAGATGATATGCGAAACGCGCCAGCGTATGTGCCAAAGTCAGGAACAACGATCTGCATATTCACCGCGTTATCAGCAGCCATTGCGACTGTGTTCATGCGTGCCTCTGCGATGCTATCCTCAAAGAAACCATCGCCAGAAACAGCCACGTTTTTAAGTCCAGCCAAGGTTTGAGTATAAAGTGCGCCTTCGGGCGCGGTGCAGTCAGGGGTGGTCACATCAATGGATGAGTTGTTGATTGTGAGTGACTTTGAGTTAAGCCCACACAAATTCGTGAAAGCTTCAGATGCTTCGCCATCGCCGATCTTAACCAGCAGGGCGCGTCCAAGTTGTTTAGCCATGATCGGCCTCCTTTAAAAGCGCCTGCCCAGAGCGCGGAAGTTTAGGCGGTATCAAGCATCGCTTGAAGTGCAATGACGGCAGTGTATCCACGGCCATCACTATCTCTTGTGACAGAAATTGTGTCAAAAATCAATTCCACCAATGTGTAGCCAGACACCGTAACAGATGTCTCTTGGCGGTGCAGGGCAGCTTGAATGGCCTCTGCAATCTGAGTTGCCTCAACACGGCCAGACGCGCTTTGTGAGTGTGCCTCAAGGCTAATATCCACCAAGGCTCCCTCTGCGGTATCTGTGTCAAATGCGTTTGGCTGTATCGTGTTGAAACGCAGATATGGAAACACAACATCCTGCGGAGGCTCATCATAAATGCGAGTTGATACAATATCAGTAACGCCGCTTGCCGCTTTTAACGCTGCGAGAATGCCTTTCTGAGTCGCCAGTGCGTAACCATCAGCCATTCATCGCATCCTTGATTGCTTTGTTCAGATTGCGCTGAACTGTGCGTCTATGGCGATCTGCCAGCATAGACTTTACCTCTCGGCGAAAGTTGTAGCCAAATTGATTTGGACCCCAACCGTAGTTGATCGAATTTGCAGCCAATCCGCTATCTGCATCGCCATCGTAGAAGTTGATAAAGCCAAATATCTCCCCCTCACGCGTTTCAACATTGCCGTTGATGCCAGATTTAAGATCACCAGATAACACAGGCACAATCGACCTAGCTTTGCGCACGCCAGTGTTCACTGTGCGCTGAATAGACTTCTCCAGCGCCTTGTGAGCCTCTTTGGGAAGGTCTTTCATCTGCCGCATCAGTTTTTTCTGGCCTGTAACCTTCATGATGCCACGCCCTTTTCAAGAACAAACTCAATTTGAGTGTCCTTTGCGTCAACTTGCATTACATCCTTGATAGCCCAAGTAATGCCGCGAGCAATGACGCGATCCGCCGAAGTGATTGCAGAAGTTATGCTGTCAGATCGAACGCGCATGGTGGCAAGTGCGCGATCCTGCAAAGCGCCAGCAGTGATACGCTCACGGCCCTTTTGCTCGCGCAAATCAGCCGATCTGAAGGCCAAGTCGGCCCATCCGCTATACACGTTGCCATAATCGTCAACAGCGCCTTCAGTGAGGCGCTGGAACGTGACACGTTCTCTGAGCAGACCAGCCTTAACCATACCAACTCTCTTTATGAATGTTGATCAACTCCATAAAGCCAAACGGAATGTCCGCAAGTTCGTCCATCTGTGTCTGCTCTCTGTTGTCGTACCAATGCCCCACAAGCAGCATAAGTGCGTGGCGAAGGGTTGCTGGAATGTCTGACGTGGCGTCACCGTAGCCGACCACATATTCAATTTTGATGGCATCGTCACGCTCTTGCGCAACGGGCCAGTTAAATCCCGATTTCGGCTCAACCTTTGTCTGCTCTGGAACTCCAAAGACGCTGTAATTTGAAAGCGTATCGGTCTGCAAAGTGCCGTTTTCATCATAATACTTCACAGCAGTGACGCTTTGAACAGGGCCAAGACGAAGCACAACTGATTGGTTTGGATTTGAACCCATCCAATCAGACCAAGTCTGCGTGATCATTGCCTTGCCAAGAACGCCCTGTGCGTCAGTAAAAGCCACCGCAACAGCAATCAGTCGCGTCAGCAGGTTGTCATCGTCAGAATGCTCAACACGAAGCTGCGCCTTTACTTCAGACAAAGTAATCGGGGTCGCCGCTGGTGCGGTGACGATTTGCGTCTTGAGATGATCTGGCAATGACATTGCAATCAGTCCTTAATTGCTTTTCGAGTGGCAATCTTTTTGAATGCTTTCTCAACCTTTACAGGCTGAACTGGCTCGGCAATTCCAGCGCTAATGTAGCGCAAAGCCTCGGCTTCGTTGCAGTCGATGATGTCGCCCTGATTGTGAGAAAAGTCGATTCCAGCCATTGATGTCAGAAGTGTAACCTTTGGCATTGTATGCCCTCCAGAATGTGGTGAGAGGGGCCGTGAAGCCCCTCTCTAGTAGTTATGCAGCAGCCGTGATCAGGTGCTTAACAGCGGCTGTGTTGGAGAGAACACCGTCGAAGCGGATGTAACCCAAGATGCCGAAGTCAGGTGCGAAACGCTCGCGTGCAACGTAGATGCTTGGTGCGCCTACTTTGCGGACGTAGAATTTCGACATGTCACCGAACAACATGACCTTCTTGGCGGCAGCAAGGCTGTCCATCGCTTGGTTGACCACTACGTTGTAGCCCAGCAGGTTCTGCGGAACGCCAGCTTGGTAGTTCCCCATCTGCCAGAGGTAGTTGCCGTTGCCGTCTTTCAGCTTGCGAACCGCAGCAAGAGTGCTGTCGTTCATCATGATAGCTGTTGCAGGCGAGTTGCGGTAGGCTGGGTCAACAGAGTGGATGAAGTCGATGATTTCATCCGCAGTCACAGCAGCAGTCGCAGCAGCTTCTTTGCCTTCAGCAGAGTTGGTCACAATGCCTTCGACGTCAGAAGAACCAGAACCAGTTGTCAGCTTGCTATTGGCAATGCGACCAAGGCGCTCACCAATCAACTCGCCCAGCAGACTTTCCATGTTCAAGATGCTGTCTGCGTTCAGTTCTGCGGACCAACGAATCCACTCAGAGTCAAACGAGAACGCGCCGACTGATTTCTGACCGAATGTAGCGTCCTTGCCACCATCGTCAGTAGGCTGCGTGCCTTCAGTGTGTGCAACAGCAGTCACGGCTGTGTCATCAACAGTCGGAATGTTGAATGGACGGCCATCGGCAGAGTTGATCACTGTGAACAGTTCGTTGCCATACATTGGGCCTGTTGCAATCATTGATTTCTCAATGAATGTCGCCAACTCAGTTGGAACTGTGTAGCCACCAGCAGAGTCAGTTGAACCGACCTGTGCGCGATGCTCACGAAGCACGTTGCGAACTTCTGCGTCAACAAAAGCATCGCCACCGCAAGCAATCATTTCAGCGAATGCAGCGCGGTAGTCCATCTGGAAACCCGCGTCCACTGCTGGAGCAGAACGGTCTTCAAATGTTGGACGACGATCAAGATCAACAGCTTCACCAGCGCGAAGGGCTGCTTCAACTTTTGAGAGACGCTCAACTTTAGCAGCGATCTTGTCGTGGTCTGCCATCATCGCGTCAAACTCACGCTCGATTTCAGCAGCGCGATCTTCTGGTGTGTTGTCACTTGCTTCGTTCAGTTTCGAACGGGCCTCAGTGGCGATTTTCGCCATTTGCTCCCGCAGGTCTTTTACTTCAGCCATCGTGGGCCTCCATCTATGGGAACTGGTCTGTCTCACGACGATCAGTCCAAGCGCTTGCCCAAGGCGCAGGGAAGGGCTAAACAGCGGGAACCGCCGTTATCTCTTACAGCTTGCCCTTCATGCGAAGTCGGCGAGCAGCTTGTGTCTTTTGCCCTTGAGCGCGATGCTCCTCAAGCGACCGAAGACCGATCTCAGTGCCTGCATATGCTGGCGTGGTAACAATCGCCACGTCATAAAGCTGCAAATCTTGAATTTTGCGCTTTGGCATGTCGCCAGTGTCATCCCACTCTTGGAGGGTCGGCACAAATGCGAAAGACATTTTATCCAGATCACCGCGCTTCATCTTTGGCACGATGCTTCGGACGTCTGGGTCTGATCCGTCGAGTTCTGTTTCAATGTACAGACCGCGCTCATCTTCAGTCAGGCGAAGCGTACCTGATCGCGTACGGGCCAAAGGCAAGCCATCGTGATTGATAAGAAAAACAACATCGTCCTGACGCTCAAGTGCGCTGGCAAATGCGCCGCGCTCAATCACCTCAGTAAACATGCCTGCGATGTTTGTTTCTTCGCCAAAAATGGCAGCATAACCCGAAACGCGGATCGCCTTGTCTTCATCCTCACGAATTTCGAGAGGCTGCGCCATTGCGCGGATTTCACGTTCAGCCATCTTGGCCTCCATATATTTTGGCAAATGTAACACAGAAACAGCACCTGCGTCCACATGGCCGCGCTCATCATCTTCTTGCTCTAAGATGCGGCTCGCCCAAGATCGACCTGCATCACCACCCCAAAGCGCCCAAGCGATCCGCCCGTTGCTTGGGTATCCATCCTCGCCACGGTTGAAACCTTCAGCCTTTTTGTCCACCTCATGCCGCGCAAAGTAGCTAGACATACGCTTCACAGTGTCCATGCTCAAGTTGGCCTTGTTTGAAATGTCACGGGCGCGAGCAATGCCGACCTCAGTGCCGCCACGACCAAATTCTCTGCGCCAAGCAAGGCCGCGCTCGGCCTCATCAGCCATCGCATTATTCGGTGTTGGCATCAGCAACTCCGCCTTGACCAGCAATCGGTACGGTTGCGCCCTGAACCATCAAACTATTACCGCCCTCAAG